TTTTACAATAGGCCTCCGTATCTTTCTTGGTTCCATCGGGTCCTTCGACTTGAATGGAACAGAGCCCCCGCTCCGCAGTCGTTTCTTGACCTGACCATTTCCAGAAATGATTTAGCCAATAATGACCTTCGGGTTCACTTGGAATAGTGATTCCGAGGAGGGTTTGTGCCGGATAAAAGACCTGTACATCGGTAAATCCCGATAAACTTTCTTTTTGAGCCTCTGTAAAGTCTCGTTTTAAATACTGAATGGGCGGCACAGGCGCCTGTTGAAACGCTGGATCCCAACTCATTCCTTCTTGTCGGAAGGGAGGAATGGCAGATAAAATCAAACCGCGTACAAAAATATTGGGTAGAAGGAGATAGGGATGGCAGCTCTTGGTCGATTTGGTACAGGACTTGTTTCTCGTGCAGCTTCTGGGCTTTCTGGACTTAGAACAGGACTAGGAACAGGACTTGGAGCAATGGGTAGAGGAGCTCGTTCTATAAGTGAGGAAGCAATACGTGCTGCAGAAAGCGCAGCAGCACGCGCTGAAGCAATAGCACAGACACGTGTAAAAATTGCCGAGAGAATGACCACAGGAACAACAGGCGCTAAAAAAGCATCTGAAGCAGCACAAAAAGCTAAAAAAAAGGCGACAGATCTTGCTAGAATATCACTAGCAGCACAAAAAAAGGGAGCACTTGAAAAGCTCGTGAAACAAGCTTCACGAGAGCTGTCGGCTAGGGCAATAATACGTCGAGTAAATAACTCATTAAATATACATATATTTGGTATATATACTGCAGTTCTTAAACAACTAGCACAAGATCAGTTTGGATCAAGATTTGCTGATATCGTTTTTGAAAAGAATGGTCATAATGGAAGTGTTATTGGACTTGATTTGCGTAATACAGCTTTCGAAACAGGAGATTGGAAGTATAAAGATGAAAAAGGGATGCATAAAGAACATGCTTGCCCAATTAAACTTGCGACAAAACTAGTATATTCTCTTCGTAGAGTAACAAATGAAACAGAACCAAGGGAAACGTGTGTTTTAAGATTAGCACTTGCTATAAACTATACAGGAGAAGCTAAAGGGGAGGGAAGTGTATCACCAGTTAAAGCAGAATATAATACCTTTCTTAGTAGCATTGATAAAGAGCTTGAGGCGGATCCAAGTATATCATTTCAACAAGCATGGGATCGTGTTTATGAAGGAGCTAAAGTTCAAACACAACATCATAAAGATTTTAATACAAATATTAAATTTTGGACAGATAGAGCTTATAATAATGGACTAAAAGGACCATATGATAGATTAAATAATGGAATGCCTGGTTTGTTTCTAGGAATAAATGAGACGACTGAATCAGTTGCACAATGTATCCGTGAACAAAACAATATTTTGGAAAATTATAGGCGTACTACGTTTCCTAATCATCCTCCATTAGATTCTAGAACATCTGGTGGAGCAGTAGATTTTAAAGAATATCCAGATATTCTAGTGGATTCCATAAATGATGGATGTTTTTCAAAATTATTATCAGATCCAAGATTAATCATAAATCAAACAGAAGAATCTCCTCCTAAAGAAGATAGATCTACAGTAATATCACGATTAGTTAACGTGTTAGATAGTGTATGGGATACATTTTATGGTGATTTTGCAAAAACTATTACAGAAGAACAAATAACTACTATTATTGAATCGGCTGAAGAAAAGATAAAAAGATTAGAAGACCTTCCCGCACTACCTCCCAATAATAATGATAATGACAACAATAATAATAATGGCAATAATGGCAATAATAATGGCAATAATAATGGCAATAATAATTCTACGCCATGGGGTGAAGGTTATATACCAGGAAACTCTCGAACGTTTGCTTCTACACTAGTTTCTAATAATAGTCGACGATCTCTGCTTCCCTTAACTTTCGAGCAGGCGCGCACACGCGCATCTCTGCTACCCCCGCAGGCGCCACCACTTGATTCTCCATTTACTTTTACGGGTCCTGGGTTAGTTGCTAAGGAACATGGACTCTCACTGCCTGGAATACTAAAGCCTATAAAAAAGATACCCACGGCTTTTGCTGGATCTACAACTCCGCCCTTTTCTCCTATGGTGGTTAATCGTAGAGCTCTGCCCGTTTCACCAATGGTTACAGGCCTACAAGGGGGCAAAACTCGACGCTACCGTGCCCGTCGCCAAACTCGCCGCCTGCGTAAATCTCGTGGGACAATGAAGCGCAAGCAGAGAAAAACTCGCCGTCAGAAGTAGAATGGCTTCGCCGAAACACTACGAGACAACTGCGAAGGGCGTGATGATGTGGGCTAACTCTGAACTCGAGCATGTCGGTCGCATCGCGGGCGTAAAGGACAAAGATCTTCAATATTCCTATGCGATGAGCACACTCTACGGAATGGCACATCTCAAAGATGCACTCTATGAGCTCGTAAACGATCCCGCATACAAAAATCATAAGACAGATCTACTCCGCACGCACGACACTGTAATCCGCGTGATGAAGCATCTCTGTAAAGAATATAAGCTCAACTTAAATGCGATTCGCTCATTTAATGAGCGCAAGGTCCTCAGTGACCTGAGCTATCTATCAAAAACAAATGGAACACGCAAGAATAAGAAATCAAAGCGCGGAACACGCCGCCGCTAAGCGTATCACGGAAAAATTGCGTTTGCGCCCCTATTATATAGAGACGCAATGGCAGCCGCCTCGGCAATGAATGTTTCACTCCGAAAGTTCGATATGAAGAAGATTCCACAGGATGCTGTGGCCGTTTTTATCGGCCGTCGCCGTACTGGCAAAAGTACACTGGTTCGCGACCTCCTCTACCACCACCAGGATATGCCGTTAGGAACCGTAATCAGCGGTACGGAGGAATCAAACAGCTTCTACGGGAAAATGATTCCGCCACTTTTTATTCACGGCGAGTTCAGTCCAGTGATTCTTGCAAACTTCTGTAAACGCCAGAAGTTGGTGATGCACAAAATCCAGCAAGATATTGCCGCCCAACGGCAAAGCCGCATAGATCCCCGGTCCTTTATGATTCTGGATGACTGTATGTACGACGATTCCTGGACTCACGACAAGAATATTAAATATCTCTTCATGAACGGTCGTTGGCTCAAGGTCTTCTTTTTAATCACTATGCAGTACCCCCTCGGTATTCAACCGGCCCTCCGAACGAACGTAGACTATGTATTTATTCTACGCGAACCCTATTCCTCCAATCGTAAGCGCATCTTTGAGAACTACGGCTCCGCATTTCCTTCTTTTGAGTTTTTCTGCCAGGTCATGGACCAATGTACACAGAACTATGAATGTCTTGTGATTGATAATACCTCACAGAGCAATAAACTCGAGGACTGTATTTTCTGGTACAGGGCCGAAATGCATCCTGAGGCCTTCCGTATTGGAGCACCTGAGTTTTGGCAGCATAGTGCTGCCCATTATAGAGACAAAGATGAAGAGGATATAAATCAATATGACCCGAACGCGGCACGAAAACTGAAGGGACCACCTATAAATATTCGTAAGATGTAGGACTATGAACGGCGATATTCTCGCAGCATTCTGTATTTTATTTGTAGCCTGTGGCCTAATGGTATGGCACACAGTTACGCGTACACTGGAAGGATTCGAAGCACAAGCGGGCGATCGCTGTGGAGTTGATCTTCCACCGTGCCCCATGGGGACAAGATGTATAAATGGATATTGTATGTCACCTAATGCTCCTACACTACCGGTAAACTCTGATTTAGAAGTGAAACCTTCCGATCGAGATGATCCTGGCAGCTTTCTCCACACAGAATAGAATGGCAAAGGGTATATATGGAATGAGTTTTGCTGTATCGGTGCTGGTTATTTTACTTGTTGCACTTGTTGTACTTCCGTGGTTTAACACACGGTTTCCCGGCCTGACCCAGGGATTCTCGAACTATGATTGTAAGCGGACAACGGAGTGCCCCGAGGGAAGTTTCTGCCAGAATGATAAGTGTATCGAGATTAATGCTCCTGTGACGAACGGCGGTGTTGTTACGGGTGCGTTTTCATAAGACTGTTAAGTGTTTTTTCAAAAAACCGATAACAGTTACTGCTTCTTTTGCTCCTCCTTTCTACGCTCAAGAACAAGATCTGGGTGATCTGAGAAGAGACCATTAAACTCACCAGAACCCGGTGCACTGAACGGCGCAGGCTCTGATCCTACGCCAACCTCAGCACCAACCGTCTCATTCGCAAGGTTCTGGCCAGCCATACCCCGAACACCCTTCTTGCGCTGCTCTGAATAAAAGGTATCGCGTGCTGACTCATTCTCCTTATACTTCTTCATGAGTGTATTCAGCTGATCCTCTGCGTATTCCTGCTCACTTACCGCATTAGGATCCGGATCCCACGGCAGCCACTTTCCGACCTCACCAACAAATACATTGTGGATCGCATCGCTTCGCTGGAGCTTCTTTGAGCGAGCCACAGCCTCGCCCTGGCTACCATAGACACCGCGGATCTTGAGGCCCCGAACCGTTGTGCGGAAGTTATTCTTTGCAAAGAACTCCTCCTCAAGACGAGCGGTGTGCTTGTAGAGAAAGTCATCATACGCCTCCTTGATCTGCGTAGTGAGAATCTCCTTCTGATTCTTGCGGACATAGCCCTCTAGATCAGCAAGTACATCCTCAATCTTGACCATGCTCGCCCGGCACTGAACGGCAGCGCCTGATAGATCAAGCTTCTCACACTTGACAGCCTCTGCCTCAAGCTTCGTGTTCATTCCCTGAACCATCGTCGCAAGAAAGGTCTCGAGCTTCTTTGTTTTGTACTGGATTTCATAGTCCTTTACGAAGGCTGTAAAGAAATGAACACTCTTATCGGCCAGCACTTTCTCCGGACTCAGAAAACTTAGTAAGCAATACTTCTGGCCAGGGATTTCTTGATCCTCCTCCAGGAAATCCTCCTTCTCGGTATACTTACTTCCATCGTTTGACATTCTAAGAAGCCAACACACTTTCTCTTTAAGGGGTTTTCCGAGCATGATTGAAAAAATTTTCTTATCAACAAATATACAAATGGATCTGTCTGAAGTTCTCAATCGCGCCATCAAGTATCTGATCGAGGGTATCGCCGTTGGCCTCGCGGCCGTCCTTGTACCCCGGAAGGGAATCGACTTTCAGGAGGTCGTAGCCATCGCGATCGTCGCGGCGGCTGTCTTTGCTGTACTCGACCTCGTTTCGCCGTCCATCGGTGTGACGGCGCGTCAGGGCGCGGGCTTCGGTATTGGTGCGAACCTCGTAGGGTTCCCGCGGTAAACGTGCGATGACCCTTTATTAATAATCTACCATAACAACTCATAGATACACACTATTCTATTTTTCTATGTCATAGATAAATAGAAATGCGTCTTTCAAATACTGCGTTAGTCCTTGTTATTTTTGCCGCTGCGATTTTACTCGCAGTCTTACGACCGGTTCGTGAGTATTTTGGTTCGCCTGGTACATATGTTCAACTTGCAACAAGTCATGTACCTACCGCCGAGGATGCGTATTATTACGCTGATGTATATCCGAGGGAGGTTCGTCGTGAGATTAAGGATATGACGGGAGATGACCCTGGGCCCCTGCGTCCGTGGGCCTTCCCGTATGCAGGTGGATATTACTTAAATTGAGCGGATAGAGTGATTGTTTTAAAATATCTATTTTTTATTTCTTTATAATAAGAAATGAAGAATAAAACTAGAAAGGTATCTAGGAGCAAACGACGTACTCAAAAAAAAAAAATCAGAGGCGGTAGTTATCTTAATAGTTTATATAAATCAGTTGAACCTGAACTCAAAGAAAAAAAGCCAGCACCAAAAAAATCATTCACTGCTTTTAACTATCTTGCTAACTCGGCAATCTCATTAACCGCGTCAAAATGTGAATCTGCTGTCTTTCGTTATAGAAAAATAATAAATATTTTAAAAGAATCTCTCTATGAGTATATTGACTCACTTGGAAGAAGTTTTACACTTATGTCACCTCAATCTATTCTTAAAGGAGGCCTCATCTATATACGTAAAATTCCTCGGCTTAGCCGATATTCATCTTTTATTCAGATCGATGAATCCTATAATGGTAAAATGATGCAACTTATAGTTGAAATGTGGATCCGTGAAATTCAAGATGAAGTGAAATTTCAAGTTTTAAAAGGAAATAAAGAAATGGTACATGATTTAATCGATTTATATATCGATAAAAAGATTTCTACAGTCTGTTCTGGTGAAAATCCTGAAAATACAATTATCCGAAAATGTAGTTGGGGTGGCGAATTATATAAATCACCACGTTGTCCTGGCTATCATCCTTATAAATTTTAAATCGACCTCACAAACTGCCAACTCAAATCTTCACAGATTTTTTTCCAGATTTTATCCTGGGTCCCTGCGTCCATGGGTGTTTCCGATGAGTGGAACGTATTATGCCTAAAGTTATTGTAACTGTTAAAAGTTAAATATGAGAATCGCGGTTCAAATCGCAGGTGATTTTCGATTTATAAATTTAACCTATCTTTCTCTACTGCGATCACTTGACTCCACGAAGAATGAAATTGATTTTTTTATTCATACATGGAAAAAAGAGAATACGGGGTACGGAACTCTACCATTTCCTGGACGAGGCGACTGGCATAATGAAATTGTTGTCTTTTCAACTGAAGAAGGCCTCAATCTTTATAAACCCAAAGCCGCCTTAGTTGAAGACTATGAAGAAAAGAAAGAACTTCATCCTCGGTCAACCACTATACAGGAAGGATTACGTTCACGATTTTTATCTATGTTTTATTCGATTCATATGGCAAATGAATTAAGGAAACGATATGAACAAGATAGTTCTACAAGATATGATCTTGTTGTAAAATATAGGACAGATTGTTTTGTAAATGATTCTATACCAGCGATTAGTTCTAAAGAGATTGAGTCAAAAATACCATTTATATGTATTCCAAACTCAAGTTTTGTAGAAATTGATCATATCACAGATTTTATTGCCTGGGGTACACCGGATCATATGGATATCTATACATTAATCTATCCAGTATGGAAAGATCGTGAGTTTAATGATCCTGTAGGTGCTATTATGGGTATATATAGCCCCGAACAGATTTTAATAAGTATACTAACAGAATCTAAGTCTTATTTAAAACGAGATTTCTGTTATTTTTCACTGATATAAATGGATGGACCACGTGGAGAAACTCGTATTCCATGGTCCTA